GATTGTTTGCCCCTAACACAAAAGTAGCCCATCGGCTATCTACTCCAGAATCCAAAGCATCAAAAAACAATTCAACCTCCGGATCAGAATTATTTGTTCCTGCACCTAAAGAATCCGTTGTAACATGAGTAGTATGTACAACCCTTAAGATAATTTCAGCATCAACCATCCCATCTTCAGCTTCCATATATGCTTGCATCACCCTACTAACATTTGATACTCTAATGATAACCTGAGGAACTTCACCTTTAGAAGTATCCCCTATTTCGTCAAGTTCAAAAGGGAAGGCAATGTACAAGTCTCCATCTGTTACAGGCCATGTGACATCTTCAGTACTACTCACAAGCTTTATAATTGTACCACCGACCGTTTTTATCTTCAAAAGAACAAGCCAGGCGCCTGTTGAAGCCAACTTGTTTTTCTCTAAATATGCTGCTGCTGATAATGCCATTATGGGCTCGTTGTTGTGGTTGTTGTTGTGGTCGTTGTGGTCGTAGTGGTCGTGGTCGAGCTTGTGGTTGAACTCGTTGTGGTCGATGTGGTCGATGTGGTCGTGGTACTGGTTGTAGTAGTCGCCACTGTCACAGTCGAGCCTGCCGTCTCCTCCAAATTGATGCCTTCAATGTTCCACCGAGCATCGTCTCCCGTACCTACAGGATCTGCTTCCGGTAATTCATCTTCAGAGAACCTAACAGTATGAGAAGTTCCCTTAATAGGATGAACAAATGTAAAAGTACTTCCCTGATTAGTATCAAAGAAAGCAACCAACGTATTATAATTAGCAGTAGTCATTTTGATAAAACCCACTTGAAACTTCCAACGGGCAGTGGTTACTCTTGCCCTTGACTGAACCGCACCACCCTCAAAGGGAGTTCTGATCTGAGGTTTTGCTCTGACCTCTTTAAATACCTCCCAATCAGATGTTTTTGAATTATTACTCACTAATGGAAAAGTAGCCATTAACTTAAAGCTCCTTTCATACCATCTCTAAAACCACCTTTGTTTCTTGATGTCCCTTCAAGAACTACATTCAAGATCAGTTGTCCCATATCAAATTGAGCACCGCTTTGAGTCGCCTTCAGTTCTTTATCCGATTTATTGACAAGTTTCACAGTTATATTTTGAGGGCCTCCCATTGCTTTCATCTGTCCTTTTGTGAAGACACCCTCGCCTTTTTCAGCTATGATTGGGACTTCGTTTTGTCTGACTATTCCACCAACATGGTATCTTTTAGGGATAGCATCTTGACCAAGCACTCCCCCAGAATGGGGAACCTGCACACTGCCATGAGGTCTTGTTTCACCTACAGGGGCTGGTGTGCCGATCCACGAAGTAGTCGCTCCTATAAGAGCATTATAGATTTGCTGCCTTACGATCATTTTAAAAAGCCAATCAATGGTGGACTGAGCAAAATCTTGGAAGGCATCTTTGGCAGTCTTAGTGCCTTTCGCAAAGTCCAATAAGGAAGTAGTCATATTGTCAGCTATTGCGCCCGATATTGATTTACCAATTTCTATCCAAGTATCCTTAAATGCAGTTCCTTTTGTCTTTGCCTCATCCATTCCGTGCCTAAGGCGTTCCCACCAAGACATCTGCCTAATCATATTTTGGTTGATTGCCTCATGGTAGGCAACAGCGGATAATTTACCCTTATCATACAGCTCCCCTTGAATAGTCAACCACTCATCTGAAAACTCAGTAACCAATTTGAGTTGGGCCTTCAAACTGCGAACCTGTTCATCCTCCCTTTCTTTAGCATCCCTCACCAAATCCGCAGTAACAGCAACACTTAAAGCCCTTTGTGCATCTGTCAACCTCTTCTCCGCATCTATTACCTCTATGGTTCTTTTATCAGAGAATTTAGTTACAAGTTTAAAATACTCCTTCTCCTGTGCTAAAGCATCTCTCAATGAGGCTATCTTCTCTTGGCGGATTAGTTTATCTATTTCTTTGGTGCTTTGCCCTTCAAGTACAGCCCTTTGCTTTTTCTCCTCCAGAATGAGCATTGTTTGTTTTTTCTCTAAATCCGCTTCTTGTTTGGCAAAATCAAATGTCCTATCCAACAATTTCTTCTTATAAAATTTAAGACTCTGATCATCCAACTCTCTTTTTCTGGCTCTTATTTCATTTAATTTATCCTCATTCTTACCTGCTAATTCAATCTGTTCATTGGCAGACTGTTCATGGCTTAAAAGCCTTGCCTTATGTTCCAACAATAATTTCCCAGTCTGGTCTCCCTCCATCCTCGCCATTGCTTCTAAATATCTCCGTTGAAATTTAAGGCTTGCTTTCTGTGCCTTCATACTTTCTTTTACTTCCCTTTTACCTGTGGCTTTAGCTCGGGCTTTGGCGAGTCTTTCAAGTTCTGGTATTAATACAGATCGGATCGTGGCTATTTCTTTATCAGTAAATTTACCTATTTTTTGTATTACTGTAATCCAGCGTTCACCAGATTCCACAACATTTTCATGGGCTTGGGCCCTGGCATAAAGGAGAGTAGTAAGCTTTGCCACAGATTTGGCTCGTTCTTCTTCTGCTCCTGCTAAAATTTTCTCGGCATCGGTCACCATCCTTGCTAACATTTTTGCCTGGGTTGCTGGACCTTGGCCAACAGCACCTCCTTCCACTTTGGCCTGTGCCACAACGGCTCTCTTCCTTGCCGCAACGACTTTCTTCCCCGCACGATCAATCCACGTTGCTTCAAGGGCCAATAACTCCAACAGTTTCAGTATTCGCGCCCTCTCCTGAACCTCTTGCTGTTTATTGACCTCCTTCAAAATTTTATTGTACCCTTCATACGATTTTACCGTACTGTCGATCATTTCAGCAAGTTCTGGATGTGCTTTCTTCAATCTCTCCAAAGTAGAAAGGTGTTTTTCAGAAAGTTCATCGCCCTCTTTCATTTCATCAAAGGTAGATTGCAATGCTCCTTTATATGCTTTTAAAGAATGGATATTACCATCCATTACGGCAATTTGTTGTTTGAGTTTCTCAACGTTTTTAGTCAGTATCTGGTCAAAATGTTTATAAGCAATAACAACTCCAGTAATAGCTATAGCAATAGCTGCCCAGGGAGTTGCATATAAAGAAAGAGCTATCCCCCCAAGAAACTTTAAAACCACAGGTAGGATTACAGTGAGAATACTCAAAGCTTTGACCAATAGTAATGTAGCAGTAGTCCATAAACCAAACTTTATTATAACCTGAGATAAAGGATCCTCCACAAGTTTGGTTATAAGTATAACCGTTGTTCTTAAAGTTATAACTAAGGCTTGTAATATACCTTTAACTCCCGCCTCCCCAAGGGCTATGGCAAGAGCACCTGCTCTATCTGCCAGATTCTTAAATTGAAACCACAAGCCCTTTGCTTGAATAGCAGCCATTTTCTCTGCGGATCCCACTTCGTGGACCTTCTTTAAAGCGTCTTTGAATTTATTACTTAAAAACCCATCTGCTATTACAGCCGCCGCCTGAGCACCACGCAGACCAAACAAACTGAAAGTCTTTGCCATGTCAACCGTAATACCATCTGCCTCTGTAATTACCTGAGATAAGTTTTCCATAGCTACTGTATAACCCTGAGTCTTAGGATTAATCGAATCAATTTCTATACCATAATCTTTAAAAGCCTCCTTCAATTTTCTGCTGGGAGCGATCATTCGAGACAACACTTGCCTAAAACCAGTACCTATTGTACTTGCTCGCAAACCATTATTAGCAAGGAGCATCATGGTAGCAGCAGTTTCCTCAATCGATAGTCCCACCTGATAAGCCGCCGCACCTATATAATTAAAAGAGGTACGAATTTTATCCATAGTTAGTTTGGATTTATTGATGGCATTTGCAAAGACATCAGCCGTTCTGCCCGCCTCAATAGAATCCAATTGAAATGCCCTGAGCGCACTTGTCACAAGATCGGCAGTGGACTTCATATCAGTCAGAGTACCAGAAGCAAGGTCCGCAACTGCTTGTATGGCATTGATGCCTTCAGCCGCACTAAAACCAGCCTGACCTAACAATACCATCCCTTCCGCTATTTCCGTAGTGGAGAACTTCGTTGTCTTAGCCACTTCTATCATTCTATCAGACATGATGACTATTTCTTCTGGGAGGGCTCTTGTGATGGCTTCAAGGTTTCGGAGAGCTTGATCAAAGTTGATTATCTCCATCGTGCCAGCTTTAAGTGCATCAACAATCAAAAAGATTCCTGTTGCAGCGGCACCATAAGCGGCAGTCACTTTAAGAGCCGCTTTGAAGCGTTCCATTGCCCCATGAACTTTAGCAATCTGTTTGTTCATTGGGTGCAAGGCTTTCGTGTGCTTCTTAGCTCCTGCAGCCGCTTTCGTTTGTGCTGTTCCCACTCGGGTAGATGCCGCAGCCGCCGCCGTTGTGGCTTTGGTCGTCTTGCCCATCAAAGTGTTCAGAGCAACTAACGACCTATCTAAACTGGCGACAGCCACTCTAAACTTGGCATCAACACGACCTGTAAATATAGTACCTAATGAAAGTGTTTGTTGTGACATTTTATCCTATCTTTACGTTTTGTCGATGTAAACCTTTCATTTTCTCTGTCAGTTCTTTCTTTTCCCCCTTAGAGAGATGTTCATACTCTTTAGGGTCTTTAAATAACATAACACTTCCCACCGACTCCTCTTTCTTCCCTTTCGGAGAATCATCATCCTCAATCTCTGCACCTTGCACTCTTGCTTGAAACTTCAGGCGCTCCAACATTCTCTGTTGGGTATGCTTGTATAGAACCTCTAACTCTCCTCGGGTGATACCTCCTCTTCTGAAAGGGGTTCGGTAGAAGGTAGTATGGGAATATCCGTATCGCTCGCAGACTGTGGAAACGGCCTCTCCGAGAGAAATAGTTTCTTCACTATCTCGGACAGGCCCCCTGCGTTTTTTGCGGCTTCCTCAAAATTCTTTTCATACATGATTCGAGCAATGCCCGCCACCTGAAAGTTAGTGATATCTCCCATCAGTTCTCTAACATCTATACCCTCATCTACAACGAAACCGATGATCTCCTTAAAATTTCCCTTGATTAAATCCACAACAAAACCTATGAGGGCAACGTCACTTATGCCCTCAATAGTTTTCACACTTTCAAAATAGGTGGAGATGGCTTGGGAAAGAGTTTCGGTGAGCTTTATCTCATCACCTAAAGCTAATGGGTATATTGTAATTTTCCGCAGATTACGAACACCAACGTCCGTCTCCGTAATCTGCGGATTGAGTCTTTTATCATCAGACATATTATTATCTCCTTTAAAAGGCTGTAAACATCACCGTTATGGCGCTGTGGTCGTGGTCGAGCTTGTGGTTGAACTCGTTGTGGTCGTTGTGGTCGTTGTGGTCGTTGTGGTCGTGGTGGTCGTGGTGGTCTGTGTGGCATCATCCCAAAGAATGAGACCCAACGGAGCACCATTCCAGATAGCATGACCACCAGAGATAGCGCCGTCCGCCCTTTTAGATTCACACACAATGGGCACAGCTAAAACATCTTCCATTTGGAAATCCATTTCCAGACTGGCTGCAACCTGCATCCTGGGGAAGACGATCTTCATCGTATTAACTCCATCAGGATATGTGTAAATCGCTTCCAAACGCAGGAATGTTGGAGTGGCCATAGTACCTAAGGGGATTTCCCCTGTATGGACATTGGGATAATCCGCTGGATTAAGTCCCCGAGCCAAAGCCACATTAGCTGGAGTGATCTCTTTAAAAGACAACTCCAGAGCAATCGCCTCCCTCAAAGGGAAGATAGCATCTTCCTGTAAAGGGAACCCTGATTCCAATTTGAAGAAATCAACATTACCAACAACCTTAGTATCAGCCAGAGCACCGACCGAGTTGGCAGCGGTAAGGATGGGCCTTCTCTGTCCGATGTACGTTGAAGCAAGTCCGATTCTGATCTGGGCAAGTCCCAATGCTACTGTGGTAGTATCCTTAGTTAAAGGTCCTGTTCTTGACATAGTTTCACCTCCCTTCTAATAATGATTTAGTTCCTTCTGCCGGTGGAAAGAAATTGAAAATGTTCCAATGTAAACATCCATTTCTAAAACACCGTATTTTTACTGAGCCATGTACATACATATCCACAGCCCAATCCGTAACCTCTTTTCCTTCAGTATCCCTCTTATTCTTTCGACCAAATTTGAATCTCCACAAACCATTAGGCAAACGTTCCAATAAAGGCCTCCTGCATTTCTCACACCAATATAGCTTACCTCTTTTCATAGTTTGCTCGCAAACCTCAATATACAAGTTAAAGTTATAAATTTAGTTTCATCAGCCGCTTCCAAAGATGCTGATGGTATTATATTCTGAATAACAATACCACCTATGTTTGTCCAAGTTTCAGTTTTATGACTTCGATAAAAAGGAATCCTCCTCGCTCCATCTGAACCAGAAGAATCTGCCAAATATCCCATTACCAGATCATGTAATTGAGCAAGTTTAAATCCCTCATTATCTTTCCTTGTACAGCAACTAACATCAATCATAGCCTCCGACATCATACCAAAATTAACAGGTCCCCAATTGATTGCTACCCACCTTGCTACACTTCTATTCTTTATGTCTGGTTTGGATAGTCCTTTATCAAAAGTTAAAGGCACCTTCTCCGTAATCTTTAGATTATCCACAAAGTACTTCTTGATACTATCTCTGAAATTGGCAAGTCTGGCAGTATTATCTAAAGCCATTATTTGCCCCCTTGCTTCATATCTTCAGAAACTTGATTCAAAACTGTAAAGAAATCATTTTTAACGTAGGAAACCGCTTCAGCAAGCTTCGGTTCCTGCTCACTATCATACTCTATAGTACATTTATCAAGAAAGTCGAGGGTAAGCTCTATTTGAGCGTGGCTCATTTCAAAAATCAAATAAACATCTCTCGGTTCTATACCTAAGACTTTCATTTCCAAGCTCCTTGTACGTTTTTAAGATATTCAGCACCTCTTTTTTTCTGTCCCCTTCTTGAATATTCAATCATTGAAGGCCCAAACACAGGTCTCTTAGGATGCTTCCCCCCACGACCATAATTACCACCATACTCACTAACATACATATACATGGCAATGCTCTTTCGTTTGCCCTTTGAACTACCTAATGGGTATAACCATGATTTGCCTCCAGTATCTTTTACTCCTGAGGGAATACCACTAAACCAAATACTCTTCCATTTATACACTCTTACCTTCGTAACAGTAATTGCTTTAACAGCATCCCCTTTAAGAACATGATAACCAGTAGTAGCTGCAAATTGTTCTTTCCATTTTTGGTATCGTGTGTTGTAGGGAGCATATCCCCCTGCGAATTTTTGGGTCATTATATTACGAGTAACCAAATGTTTATAATCGATAGCCATTTTTTGTTGGATCCTATTCATCCTGATACCAGATACCCGAAGGATTCTCTTTAAGGCTGATCTGTGCCTTCTATAATCCAAATCATAAAACTTGATCACTGGTATCATCATATCAAATGCCTCGAATCCACGGGATTGTATTGAGTCACAATGTCTCTATGGTGAACGGGACAGGTTCTATATGCCCACGGGTACTCAGTCGTGCAACCACATTTAAACTGAACCGTCCTACGGCGTTGTAGTGGTCGTTGTTGTGGACGATGATGTTGTCGTGGTTGTCGTAGTTGTCGTTGTCGAACTCGTGGTCGTGCTTGTCGTGGTAGTGGTCGCACTTCTTGTATCCTCCCCTATTTCCAAAACGTCTACAGCAGAATATCGGCGTTTCTTAACGGTCTCCACACGATAATACTCATGTGCAGAAACCCTAACCCTATCCAACTGCTCAACACCTTCCGCAGTTGCAACATACATCTCATGTCTTTCCAAACCCAGCATGCCCAATTCTTCATCGGTTACAAGGTCGTGTCCATAGAGAGGGGTGGTGATGAGAGCATTAACATCACTACCATAAGTAGTCCAAGAGGTTTGACGGTGGTAGAGTTGGGAATCATCCCAATCATCTTCGGAGGGTCTTTTGAGGTCTACTACAACATTGCACTTGTAAAGAACGGCATTATATTTAATAACCTCGTTCTCAAACATCTCTGCCAACAGATTCATTACCAAATACTTAATGGTGGTAACATTAATCTGTACGACATCGCCTACCGCAACGACTGTATCATAAGGAATATCAGCCTCAAGAAAGAACTCTTGAATAAAAGGCTTTGTTACCTGTGAATTTAATTTATATTTTAAATATTCCCCTGTTACGTTTCCTGCGGCTCTCAATATCGTTATCGCTGAACCAACCTCAACAATTGCTTCTCGGATATCGGGGCCAATTGTCATTTTGTTCTTTCAGCCTCTTAGGCTCTCTCATGTTGGGTTCTCTCAAACTATCGCCCTACTCGGATTCCTTGGGCCCAAATTCTACCAGTTGGTCATCAACGTAAGTGATGTCCTGTCCAGTTTGTGGCACATAAGCAAAGCCTGCATCAACCTTAGTACCGAATAATCTGGAAGCAGCAACATCAGCAAATTGATCAGGTCTTGCTTCCTGGATGTTTACGAAGTCCTCATCCATACGCTTAATCAGCTTACTGTAATGCTCAAAGCGGTGTTGTAAGTTGATTTGTTCATACTTAAACTTATGGGCACTTTCAGTTAGGAGATATTCGTAAAGGTGTCTTTTCGACCTCTGCTTCATCCAGTAGATTTTGAAGTTATCAGTTACAGGGAATGCCCACCCCGTTTCCCCAGCGGCGTCATTCGTTGCATTGGTGTAATCAACATCGTCAAGGTAAGAGGTCAATCCCTTTACCTCAGCCTTCATTAAAACAATCATTTCAGCTTGAGTAGTCACCAACTATCCCCTTAATACTAATTTAAGTTTTTGTTTTGGAGCCCTCTTCTTTCTCAACTTCGTAGAAGGGGGGACCTCCACTTTTTTTTCAGCCGCATACATAGGACCTTCTCTCAAATTAGAAGTTGTCACACTTGATACTGATGTGGAAGCTTCCGGTGAGCGGATAGGAACTACCTTTGAGACTTTAGTTTCAAGAATTTCTACCATTATAACACCCGATCTCGCTCGGTTTTTGGCTCGGGCCTCGGCTATTAGGTCTGGGGGAACGGGTGCATTATATACACCCGCCTCCCAGACTTTGCCACCGCATTTTAAAGTGGCATGCAATTGTACTTTAGTTATCGTTTCCATAATGGCTGTACACTCCCCTGCTTTTACGCAGTAGTTGTGGTTGTTGTTGTGCTCGATGTGGTCGTTGTGGTCGATGTGGTCGTGGTTAACACATCACCTGGGGTAATCCTCACGTCAAGGATGTAAAGAGCATCCCTTTGATACAGAATAGGCAAGCCCTTATCCTGTACACGAATCCACGTTACTTCCGGGTCCCAGTCATCGTGCTTGTCAGTGTATTGCCCAAAATGGCGACCTAAACCGAAAGGTGCCTGTTTGTACTCGGCAATCGCTTGTCCCTCCACCGTAGTGGCAAGCATGACAAACTTATCATCCGGTACAAAGTACTTCGCCATAGTGACGTAGTCCTCTGCGGCCTTATACGAGGCGGCGGGTGGGGTATGGACTTGAACACGGCCACCAAAGTGATCAACGGAAAGAATCTGCCGATCCTCGTAGGTGCCGGCACTTTGATCCCAGAAGCGGAGCATGCCTTTGGCTTCAAAATCGCTTGCATCGTCTACCGAGATCCAGGTACTGGAAGCACCTGTAACTGCCGCTGTCAACCAGGCCTTGACTTCGTACATCTCATCATAAACGATAAGATTATCAATGTCCAAAATACCAGCAACCACTTTCGGGTTGATCATAGCCAGCTTGTCTTTGGAACCACTGAATAAATCACCCTTGCCAAACATGTTCTTTTGCAAGAGTTGGCGGATCGTGGTGTCATCGGCCAGATAAGTCAAGACCTTCGAGTTGCAGATGGCCATGTTGACTGTACCACCACAGTTCTCTTTGATCTTTCGTTTGCCGTCCCGGATATCTTGGATAATATTCCTGCTTGCTCCATCGTACCAGTTATAAGCAGAACCCAAGGTTACATTGTGATCTGTAGGGATGCTATAATCAACCGTTGCCATATAACCACCTTTAACCTTATAGTCAAAGGAGCCGGTAAACAACATCTTGGTGAACATCCATTCGATCCGACGATTTGAACGATTCCTCAAATAACTCAGTTCTCTTGCCAGGCGTTGCTTTGCCGACATATACTGGGCCACCGTGCCCTCTTTCCTAAGGTTATTAAGGAATTCCTCATCGAACGGCATTTTTTCCTTCCAGTAAGCAGCTTCCGCAAGGTGCTGGGCAACCCCGTGGGGTGCCGTCACATGCGCAGGTGCTCCGGGCGGGACAAAGGGTGTGAGCCCTCTGCCACCACGCTGACTTTCCCATCGAACTGTACTTGATGGAGAAGTAGTGGAGGGAAACAAGTTCATCAGAATCAGATTCGGTGGTGCCGTGAATCTGGTTACAAACTTCTGAAGAACTTCTAATCTTAATTCGGGTATATCGCTTGATCCTCTTGGCATATCAGTTTCACCTCCCTTCTATCGAATATATACGAACTGCCCAAAAGACGTGGCAGTTGAAAGATCGGCTTTTGCGGCAGCATCGAAATTGGTTAAAAGACCTTCGTACAGCACACAATTGCCGAGAATTATTGTCGCAACGGCACCCTTAGCATTTTCACCGACGCCGGTCTGGACCGTCTTCTCAAGGATACCTACACAATCCGCGTAGTTATTGGCGGCGCCGGCTTCGACAGCCACATAAGCAAATCGTGCCAGGGTGAAAGTCGTACCACCGATCACCGTAGTAAACGTGATAACAGCAAAGTTGGCATAGGTTGTCCTATCAATCCCTGTGATCGCTCCCAGATTCTCTGCGGCAGTGGTATTATCATTGATGAAAATATCATCCCCCACATTGAATTTGTAACTATCATCAATAGTCACATGGACAGTATAAGTGGCATTAGTACCACCACCCACAAGATAGGCCCTGCCTGGGCTGTTCTCCGTCCCATCAAAGATCGTGGGATTGTAAGGAAGCAGCTTATCCTTACCCCCAGCAGTACCAGCCGAGATGTTCTTGGAAAGTGCTGTGCCCTGCTCAAGGATGCCATAGCCAGCTTGTAAAGTAATGGGCACTTTTAATGCGGCGGTGGGATCGGAGAAGTACAACCGCTTGTAATCTTTTTGGACACTCCCAATTATATGGGGAATGTCCCCTCCACGTTGTAATGTTTGCATGGACTATTCACCTCCTTTATGCAGTTTTTTGTTCCTGTCCCGCAAATTGCAGGAGTTCGTCGGCCATGTCATCGTCCGCTTTTTCCTGGACGGAGGCCTTATTAAACTCATCGTCCCGAGTGGGCTTGCTGAACCCGGCACCGAGAACGGTGGACGTTGCTCCCCGACTTTCCCAGTCAGTGATTTCAGCATCGATTGCCTCGCCAAACTTGGTGTGGTCGAGAACGCCATCTTTCACAAACTTGACGTGAACAACGTGCTTTTTAACCTTATCGAACAGGTGCTCAGCCACGTTGCTGGCGGCGAGTTTCTCGTTCCAGACTCGATCAGCGGTCAGGGTAAGCTCCTTTTCGGAACGAAGCGTATCCTTCTTTTCAAGGGAAAGTACTCTGGCCTCCTGATCATCCCTCTCCGTAGAGAGTTGGGTGATCTGGGCCTGCATAGCCGTTTTCTCCTTGTCAAAAGTAGTCTGCAGGTCTGCCGTAACCCCATCTGACAACTGCTTGGTCAAATCGGGATACTTTTCCTGTAATTCTGCTAAAGTCTTTGGCATGGTTGTTTCACCTCCTTCATTGCCTCTAAGTTTAAGTTTAGGTTTGGATTGCTCATTTTCGCCTGCATCACCTCCTTTATTATCAATGTACTGCATATTAAGCTCTACCTCCTCTTTGGAGAAGACAGCGGCTTCCGTCTTTTTGTCCCAACCAAAAACACAAATAGATGCTTCTTGATAAAGACACTCACGCCAAACTACCGCGGGTCCTTTCAATTTATATCCATTAACCTCCACTGTGGCATCCGGTTCCACACGCTCAACCACTGAGGGGATAGCATAAATACTTGCCTGATAGGGAAAACCCTCCTGAGCAAGCTTCTGAAACTCCTCACTGGCTTTAGTACTCACAAACACCGTAGTACCAGGATCTAAAACCACCCCCCCATTTATTAGAGGTTTGCGGGAAAAAGCAATTTTTTGGGTTGTACAATGACCTTCAAGTACAGGGTATTTGCTCCTGTCAAACTTGATGCCTTCTAAATCAATCGCCAACTTCCCCCAGTACCAATGTCTGTTAATAGGTTTACCACTATAAACAGTCATTTTGAGTTTAGGGATTTTCTCTCCATCCACCTCTGCCATCTCAATGTGGGCATGACAGTCTTCTGCTACTAATCTTAACGCTCCCTTCGGTAATTTGTGCTTCTCAGGCATTTTGTCCTCACTTAGTTTATGGTGGTCCTGTTGTTGTCGTACTGGTTGTTGATGCCGTTGAACTCGTACTTGATGTAGTCGAAGCAGTCGAACTGGTTGAACTTGTGGTTGAAGCAGTCGAACTGGTTGAACTTGTGGTTGAAGCAGTCGAGCTGGTTGAACTTGTGGTTGAAGCTGTCGAGCTGGTTGAACTTGTGGTTGAAGCTGTCGAACTGGTTGAACTCGTACTTGATGTAGTCGAAGCAGTCGAACTGGTTGAACTTGTGGTCGAACTCGTTGTGGTCGTTGTGGTCGTTGTGGTCGTTGTGGTCGTTGGAATAGCTGTAGCAAACTGTGGATGTTCATAGATACCAATAAAGAAATCCATAGTCCCAGTATTTATTCCATCAACCCAATGCCTGACCCAAACTTTATCTGCCCCACACAATTTGGAAGGAATTCTAAATTCTACCACCGAAAATGCTGCCCCTCTTAATGGAATAAAAGGGGGAACATCCGAATATTGCTGATCCGCTAAGGCCTCTGCAAAAGTTCCTCTTCCATATACAACCTGCACTTTATGTAGTTTGAGATCCGCTGTGGATTCTACATCAACCACAACTATTTTATGCGCCCCATACATAACTCCATCTGAGGTTATCGGAAGATCATCCCTTCCTACAACACACAAAGCCGCTCCCCATCCTGGAGTATAGTCATCAACTGTTCCATTCCCAGCATCCGTTTGAAAAGGAGCCATAGTGTCAATTTGGCCACAACTGTCCTCCAAACTTCTTGACTCATGCTCACCAAGCCAAAAATCCCGATTATGGAAATGTATTTCAATTTCATGGACTTTAAAACCTAATGAACCCTCAACGCCTAAAAGACCATCTATCGCAGCTCCATCAATCTTGTCTGTCTCCGCTTTAATCAATGTAACAGTGGCATCCGTTGTTCTTAATTCTGGGGCATCCTTAAGAGTAGTCATAATTTATATCCCTCTCCGTGAAGGCTTAGTACATTCGATCCTCCCTAAACAGGTTCCCGAGGTGTAATTCCCGGCCTTAAACCCAAAACGATATTGTACCTTTTCTCCCGGCTCAATACCGTAAGTTTCTATATTAGCAGTATGAGAATCAACATCTAACCAGGTGGTGCCGTTAAAACTTCTCTGCAACGTCACAGTACCAACCCAGGTGCCGGACAGTGAATAATTAAAATAACCAGCGATATTATCAACTACCTGTGAAAATGAGTTTGCTGCCGCAATACGATCAACGATTGACTTTCCCATTATTTGTCCTCCTGCGCTTTGCTCTTTGTCTTGGAAGGTTCTCCCTCTGCCTTCTCTTGAACCGATTCCGCATCGACCGTGGCAAGAGTGGCGGGGTACTTTTTATCTTCCGTTGCTTTTCGGAGTCTTTCTCTTCCATAAGATTCAACTCCTATCCTCCCAGCAATGGTCTTTTTAGATATACCAAGAGTCTCAGATACCGAACCATGCTTGACACCAAGCAATCCTTTTGACCTCGCCGCGTAATCAGTTATTTCAGAAGCAGGGTAAGAAATATCAATCAACTGCTCGGGCCTTTTCAATTTATCTTTAAAGACAGGGACATGTTCATACTTGGTTTCCATAAGCCCCGACACTTCATTTTTAATTCTTTTCTCCGTAACAGTAAAACTCACAGCCTCCTGGACAGGAATTCGTTTAGGCAAGTTACCAAGTACAGTATGAAAAAACAATATGGCGCTCCAAAAGTCATATTTTGCCCATCTATCAAACCAAGCTATTTCATCAGATGTTCTATCACTCATTGGGCCTCGTGAAGCCTTAATCGAAGCATGTGTGCCTTTGGCACTCCCTGTGGTAACATCCGCGGGCTCATTCAGCCCACTTGTTACCATTTCCTTAATATCTGAATCTTGATCAGTTATAGAAGCAAGTTGTGGATTTTCACAGGTAACCGACATTCCTGGGGGCAAAACGAGCGATCCACCAGGAGTTTTTTTCTGCATAATGCCTGTTTTACGCTTCTCCTCATCACTTAATGACAACCAAATCTTATAGGAACGTGCATCTTCTATCTTAAATACCCACAAATAAGCTCCAGATGACTTTTTATGGTCAATTTCGTACTTTTTAAGGTTCTCATAGTGATTTAACCACTCTAACGTGGTTCTTAGGTATGAAATTGCCCTTTTCGTCACTAATCCCCGATTCCAGCTAACTATGAATCTATTGTATCCTTTAAAAGGACGAAAAGCTTTTTTCCTACTTCTGGAATTCTGTTGAAGACTTCGGTTGTATCCTTTGGAAATATGTTGCTTTGCCACTGCAATAAGTTCAGGGTATCTGGCAATGTAGATGCTTGGAACCTGTTCCTGAAACTGATCTCCAGGCCATACTGTCTGGGGCTTGATATTATAAAAGAGGGGCATGATTGTCTTTCGAGGATGAAAGATAATACCACTACCATCCCCTCCAGAGTCAACTATCGTTGACGGATCAACAAAATCTACTTCGACAAATACTTCGGGTGGAGCGTGGACAGTCAGAGATACATGAAGCTCACCCTCAACGTGTGATCGGCCCACATACTTAGGCATCAAATCGTACAGTCTGTTTCTATGGTCAAGCTCCGTGTCTTCGATGATTTCTTGAATCTGCTCATTTTCCGAAGTGGTCTCATAACCCCAACCAGTGAGTCTCCCCATCGTCCCACGTATAGCTGTATTAACATATGGATTACGCTGGTATTTTAACCAACACTGCTCTTGGAGTATTTCTCTGGTAATATTAGGATCATCTTTATCGCCGAGAGTTGATAAAGGAAAACCGTCAGAATCTTTGTAACCTCTATCTGTTTCATCATACTGCCAAGGCACTGAAAATTGCAATCTTTGGAGTACCCCATCTGGCATATCTTGTATGAATTGTTCGATATTTAGGTCATCTTTCATGCCTCTTCCTATAATTAGACTAAATTAAAAAAGGGTTAATTTTGAGGATACACTATATATAATGCTTTTGTCAAGCTTTTTCTCAATATATAGTGTTTTTAAGCGTAGGAGCCTGTTAAGGCTTTGTTGGCACTAAATTCACCAAAGCTGATTTGCCTGTGTCTAATCCTGAAGTCATCAATGCCTAAATTACGTCCACCATAGATACACCAGGCGGCGGCGAACATAGCATCATCCTGTACTCCAAACTTTTGACCTTTCTCAGGACTACCAAACCACTTCTTCTCTGCATCATGGTTAAACACAGGCATTTCTTCTCTAAGGATGTCCTTCTTCTTGCTGCCGGAGACGGCAAGGATGGGGCATTTAAAACGACCTTCTCGAACCGTAATCAATATCTCTTTGAATCCTTCCTTCTGGCGATCATACGTTGGAAAGATGGGCTCAAAAGCAATATCTCTTTCTTCACACCACTTGCCTGCGTCCCATGCACCAAATCTCTCACTACAAAATGTATCTACTCCCATAAATTCTTGGTGAGCCTCATCGACCACATCCTTAACAGAATCAAGACTGTGGTCAAGGACGTTCATTACATGTAAAACAAAGTGGATATATTTGGGCGAGGCTTCTGCGAGTATTGCAAGATGTGGATTAGACCGTGAACCTGGTAAACCTTTAGCGATTATAAACAACATGGTCCGTGCGATTGATCTGGTAGCATATGGATCACCAAAGTCAGTCCCAGCTAATATTGACCAATCTGTATCGAACAAATCTCCCAACTTTGTGAGATCATCTATGGTCGCCATCTGCGGGGCATTATATCTATCCTTCAATGTGTAAATACTATCTACTGGTTCTAACCTGTGGTATATTTGTTCGATCTTCAGTTGTGTCTCCTCGACTCCATCACCAAATCCCTTTGCGGCAACGTCATCGATAACTTCCATCATGTGGTTCTTTCGTTCAAGCTCCGATCTCACCTTTTCGGAATTCAACCTCTCTCCATCGATTCCAATAAATCCTGTCTCCTCCACCATCTCATCGGTAAAGACTTGCTTCGCACCAGCACTCCACAAATTCTGAAAGTACCTCTCATACTCTCCAAAGGGAAAGTTGACCTCATAGTCATTCAGCTGGGCTTTATCCATGTTAGGATTCCAAAAGTCATCTGGATCAGAATTCTTGGAACTCCTATATGAGAAGTGAAGGAGACTTGTTTTCTTCTGCATAAAGTTGTCATACAATCTATATAAAACGTGGAGCTTATCGGATACTGTGCTGTCGATCACACCAATAGCGTTGGGTATGTTACGAATAGACCCATGCAGCTGGGTATAAAATTTGGGGTTCTTCATATCGAAGATTTCTGAAAAGGTGTATCCTGTAATATTAGAGACAATGCCCGAGAATGAACTAATCGATCGGAGTAAGGATTGTATTCTGTTTTTGGTATCTTTGATCCTAATCTCCTTTTCGAGTATGTTCCTCTCACCACCTACATACTCGAACAACTGGGGACTGTGGCGGATGATATCTCTCATAATATCAAAATGAACAAACTTGACTTGATCCTTGGAGTTAGCACCTAACATGATCTGCTGTCTGGGCCAATTGAAAAACTTCCACAATTGAATCAAGCAGGCTAATAGAGACTTTCCTTCACCTCGCATCCAGCATAACACAATCTGTCTGTGAAGGAATCTGCCCATATTCATTTTTAAGGCTACGTTGAGGATTTTCTTTTGCTCTTCCCACATCGTCTTGTAACTTTTCCCAGTTTGGGGGTTTGGTGTGTCAGGAAGGTGTTTGATGGCTGTCCAAGTCGCAATGTCTTCCCCCTCAGGATAAATTGGGACGTAAACTTTGTCCTCAACCCATCTCGCCATTCCTTCTCCACCCGCTCTATATCCTGTGTTGTCAAATTCAAGTAGTTCCTCCTCGGCTTCGGACTGTGGTTTAAATTCCTCTTCTGGTTCGGGAGCCCCTACGAGTATAACTCCTTCTCTTAGTTTCAGTTTAACCATTAGTTGGTGCTCTCAGTGGTGGTATGTGTCATAAAAGTAAATGAAAAATGACAAGTCCCAGCGCCCCAAGGAGGTCTCGGGGGTGGACTTCGTCTTGGTGACGAAAAACGCCAAGTCCCAGCAGGAGGTTTAGGAATACCCTCGCCCCAAGGAGGTCTCGGGGGTGGACTTCGTCTTGATGGAGAGGGGAGCTGAAGCTTCAACAGCAGGTCGCAAGCACCATTAATCTCTTTCATTCGCTCAGGATTCCCTCCTATATCTGGGTGATACTTCAACGAAAGCTTTTTCCGTTGTTTCTTGACCATCTCTTTAAAACGATCAATGCTAAATTCCAAAGCATTTCGAGTAGTCGGGACAGTTAAGAACTCCAGAACAGAATCATCCATTTCGATAGTTCGTACCATTTTCCCTAAATCAAGGGGTCTGTTTCTCATAACACACCTCTTACACGCTCCATAATCTCTTGACGTTTATCTTCTGGCAGTTCCTTCTTAGGGGGATTCCAATTGTCTAACTCCTTTGGGATTTCCTCATAACTGTACTTACATCTTTTTCTGTGTCTCGGATCAAGGTAAATCTTTTCTCGGAGATTGGGGAGCAGGTTCTGTATCCTTATTTCGTCCTCCATGATAGAAAGTATCCATGTAAGTCTTTCGTGATCTGACTCTCTCAAGCCTCCCCATTGACATAGACGCTCCCACATATCTAATAGGCGCTTTGCACGATCTGTTGGTCTAAATGCCAATAAAGAAGAAACCCAAGGATCGAAATGTATTCTGTTCCTCAATATCTGATGGGGCAACATACCTATGTCCCAATCCCCCTCAGGCAAGGTGAACTCGCTTACCACTTCGCAATCGGCATCAAGATAAACAATAGGCTGATCGTACCCATGCAACATCTTCTTAATAAAGGTTGGCTTGTACAAGACTCCCCCATACCATCCTCGGAATTGGAAAAGAGTTGGATCTATCAATTCCATATGATAAGGCAGGCTGAGGGCTCGGCATTTCTTTTTCGTCCCTGCTATCCCCTTTCTATATTGGTGAGGATGGGCTGTCCCAAATGATACTATTCGGTACACAGTATCTCCCTATTTCCTAAGGTTAAGTTTATCCTTACCTTTCTCCCGTGCTTGCTTCAATTGGTCCTCAGTCTTCAATTCACCAGCTGCCATTGCCTCGTAGTAAGAACCAGGCTCAGAGAAGTCTTGTGCGGGAGTCATTTCAAGATCACCTGGAGTGGGTATCGGTTTCTTTATGCCTTTACGCTTGTTAATCCCTGATAGCTGTAGGTTGTACCACATACTCTCTATCGACTTAATGGTCTCCCTAATCTCCTTATATATAGGGTTAGCCTTAGTGACCCCTCTATCCGAGGTTGTTACTGCTCGCCGTACGCCGAGTTCGTGTATCTTCAGCTTGACTAACATTCGGTACAACGGCATCAGGTGCATACCTACCCTATAGAAGTCATCCTCGGAGAGTAGGTTGGCGAAGTTGTTGAAGATCATCTCGGCAGTACCTCGGAGGTATTGGGTAGTGACACCACACTTGACTTCCTTTTGGAGTGTGGACTTATCGAAAGAACATAATGCTATAGCCGGGCAGATAAGGAAGCCGGGGGGCACATTACCCTCATCGTCAGTGGGTGGAGGCTGTGGGCATTTAGGTACTACGTCCCAGGAGAATAGCTTCGCCTCTTCGAGCATACCTCTGCGGGTAGTGATATTACCGAATCTGGCTAAGAAGGTTCCTGGCATTACTTGATGTTGGGGGGGTCTCATAGGTAAATCCTTAATTTATATGTATGGAACATCACATGTACAGCATTCCTACATCTCTTGTCAAGCTTTTTATCATACTGCGGGAATAGTTGCTGTAAATACAGGGGGTTAAGGAGATGGCCTAAGGTGGGGGGAGGGAACTTTCGGGTTTCGGTACGAAATTTTGTGATCGGTACCCCGTAGTCAAAAATAAAAAGAGGGTGCCCACATTTCGGGCGGGGCACCTCTATATTTTCGAGTGATTTCAATGTCTGATAATAATTATTATGTCAACTCGCCCTCTACCTTGCGGACTTGAGGCGTGGGTGGTTCGTTTACTGAATCATATTCATATAATGTAGTCCTCCTCAATATATAAGTGGGCCTCATCATGTCCCTCTCCCCGAGCCCACGCCCCTAACCTCATTCATAATATAAGACTGATTCATTTAATATCACCCTCCTCATTCAGTACTACCTCCTCATTTACTGAATGCCATTCAATGTATGAATTAGCCTTTAATAAATAAAGACCTATTCATTTACTGTAGAAACATTTATACTCTAAATAGTCTTTATGTTTTGTTGGGAGGTTTGGTTTATATAGAGCAATTAGATATTGTAGAAGGTTAGAATAACTGAATGCCATTCAATGTATGTGGGTGGTTCATTTAATGAATGAGGTTCAGTTATTAGAGGCTTATTGAATAGGTAAATAGAATTTATATTTTATAGAAGGTTAGAATAACTGAATGGGGTTCATTATTATCCGTCGTGTCACTGGGGGTTGACTCCTAATCTGTATATGCGGCTCAAATAGGCATTATAAGCTTGCCTTAGTGCCTACATGTACATTGCTATTGCCGACGCCATAACTAATAACTTATTGAAACCATTAAAGAAAAAGGTGCGAAAAGGTCTTTATTTATTCAGTGCTTTACCGCTCAAAAGAAAGAAGGAAATAGGCAAACTTAAATGAAAATAGCCGATAATAATAGTAAAAAGGCAGAACGGCACTGTATTTCGGGGAAATAGGCCAAAATGGGCATTGTATAAAGTAACAGGGCTTGTTAGTCTATATTTGAAGGCAGGGAGTCAAATACAAGCTGAACGAGGTTCAAAAAATGAACGAGGTTCAGCGGAAAGGAGAGCTAAAAATGAGATTAAAAAAATACACAAATTGGAATGAAGCCAAAGACCATTTTCGTGGAAGTTACCTCAATGTGGAAGCGGCATTCACTTTACGCTTGAACGCCATCCTGTTGACCCCTCGGACTTTAGAGGGACATATCAATAAAATCAACAGCTTGAAGGGCTTTTTGGAATTTCCCGTTGTAGCCCAAAATTGTGATATGCGTAAAGTATCGACCGTCAAAGCCCATTTAAAGTGGATGGCAAAGCGCGGATTTGAAGTCGCCTACAAAGGCAATCAAATTTATTTTGCCGGTTACACCCGACCCGAAACCAAAAATATCGACCTTTATGTATAACTGATTTTGGCTCCCTGCCCGACCCAAATCACCGAGCCCCGAAAGGGGCTCATTTTTTTAGGCCAGCCAATGAATGGAATTCATATACTGAATGGAATTCATTACATATGGGTGGTTCATTTAATGAACCTCATTCATTTAATGAACCTCATTCATTTAATAAACCTCATTCAGCCTGGCGCTTCGCCTCACCGCCCCCACTCCACTTCCACACCTTATATAAAGGGTAAGTATCACTATCCTGGTGGACTGCAATCATTACCTTTCTCTAT